GGGGTTCTCCCGGGTACTGGAGAGAAACATGTCAATAAGGAAGACACGATCTCAGATCAACTTTTCCGTTCCGCACGATACCCAGTTAAAGATGACTCTGACAGCTTTTAGTCAGAGGATATCTCCGCCAGGTGTCAAGCAAACATTTACGTATGCCAACCAGGTAATGTCCGAGCATAACCGCTCGGCTCTGGTAAAGGTTATACCTGATGTGAACGGATGGCGGCGTCCGGCCCCTTACAGGGTCTTTGCTGCCAAGGTCAAGAGATGGGGGTACTCGTATGAGTACACCCAAGGCAGTTCTTCGTTCCGTGTGTGGTCGGATTCAACCGACAACGCTAATGGCTGGGGCGCAAGCTCCTACCTTTACTGGGGAACGAAACTGAGTGGCGGCTTGCGCGTTCCGGATGTACCAACATCGCTGGAGACGCAAGTGATCGCTGAAGCCAAACTGAAGCTTCAAAATGGTGACCTCAATTTGCTTACCTCCTTGGGGGAGGCAAAGGAAACGGTCAACATGATCGCCACCTTCCTGGTGTCTGCGGCAAGACTTACCGCAAAGGCACTTACACGCACACCGAAGACGGTACGCGTGCACGAGGACGTATACTACGCCGGAGGTGTAGGGGAGTATTCTAGGAGAAAGGTGTCGAAAGACTTTTACCTTCTTTCCCAGGGACGACTCCGCACACCGGTCAAAGTTGACCGTCTGAAACGCACATACGACCAGATCGTGCGCGGCAAGATAAGGTTCATGCACGCTGATGGATACGTGGATCAGGCCGAACAGGTCTGGTTACAAACCATGTACGGCGTGCTTCCCTTGATTGCTGACATACAGGCTTTCGCCGTTGCTGCTAAACAGAAGCTCCTCAAATCGGGGGCCCAAGTAAACGCACTTCGGACCGTTATGCAGAACGGGGGGTTACCCTCCCGTCCAGTTGGTTTTGCACGCTGGGAAACTGCAGGCACCTATCGTTTTGGTGCCGAATGTGACCTACGCTACCGTATGGTAGATTCGCATGCGAACTTTCTCGCCGCTTTGGGTCTTGACAACCCGTTCGGCTTGTTCTGGGAATTAACGCCCTATTCATTCGTTGTCGATTGGTTAGTTCCAATCGGGAATATGTTGCAGGCGTTAACTGCAGATGTCGGCCTCTCTTTCGAGAGCGGGTACGTCAACACGAAGAGCTACTGCGACTTTGCAGTAGCGTGTTGCGTCAACCCAGGGGCAATCGGGACGATACCCACCATTCAGTACACTAACGTGTGCCAGAATAGGTATACTCTCGTGACATCGCCAATAACCGGTCTCTACTTCAAGAGCCCGTTCTCCACTCCTCATGTTGTGAGCGCGATAGCGCTCGTGACTCAACTGGCACGCAGCGTACGCTGATGCCCCTAACGAAAGTAGGCTTAACATGCCCGCACTGACATCGATCGCCCTCGCAGATCGCGAGGCGACACCCGTCACGCATACGTTCACACCGCTCTCCCTTAACGGGGGAGTGGCAAAGTTCGTGAACAATGCCTCTGGCGTGCCGATCGGGTTCGAAACCCTTTCGGCTTCGCTCCGACTCGTCGGCAACAGGTACAAGTACAAACAAGTACTGTATCTGCCTGTGGTTCAAACGGAAACCATCAACGGCATTTCTTTGCCGAAGGTGATCCGCGCGAACTTTGGCTCGATGGAGTATGTTTTCGACGCATCGTCAACTTTGCAGGAACGGAAGAACCTGCAAGGTATGATGGAAAAGTCGCAGGCTGCGGCTCTCACCTTCATTAACGACATGGTCGTGAACCTGAATGCCCCTTACTAATGGGGTTATTCTGGCCTTTGTACTAACGTCACTCTTGATGTTGGTCTCTGGCTGTTCGTCGGCTTCCAAACCCGACGCACGCTTCATCTCGGAGCTACCCGTAACAGGGAAGCTCCAGGTTTCATCGCCAGCCTTCTAGTCCGGCAACATCGCCGGGCTAGCACACTCATTCATAGGAAAATCCATGGATAAGCACAGGTCCAATAGGCAGCCAAATGGCGCCTTGCCGAACCTTCCCACGAACCTCCACGATAGTTTCGTCCGCGACTTTCTTTTAGTCGTAGATGAGCACTTGAAAGACCAATCGCTACCAAGCGACGTCCTCTTCATGCTGCAATATCAGAAGGATAGCTTTCTCTCCAAGTTTAGCGGAGAGGGCACAACCCCTCCTGACGAACGTCGTAGCGCGGCCATTGCGAAATGGTTGCGCGCGGAGGAACGGAACCGAGTCACGAATACTCGCTTGCTCATAGATGAGGCCATGTTCGGCCATATATCATCTGGAAAGCTCGTGAAGTACGCGCGCGAGGTTGTCCGCCAAGTTATCGGCGATAGTCCACCCGAGGGAATCCTCGCGGATGGACGATTCTCGAATGGTGCTTCGACAAGAGTTAGTCGGAGTCCCACGGCGATTTCCCGCAAGTTCGTGGGAGAAGCACACGCTACCATCGAGGCCATGCGGCTGTTCTCTGTCGAAGTATTGGCAGAGTCCGAAGCGTGGATTAGAGACCTCAAGGAGAAGCGATTCTCCGTTACTGAGGTACACGGTAGTATGATGTTCACAGTTCCTAAGAACTCTGAAATCGATCGGGTGGCTTGTAAAGAGCCTGAGATCAACATGTACCTTCAGCTTGGCGCTGGCGAATATATCAGCGCCGCCTTACGTAAGCGTGGCATTAACCTCAGAGACCAAACCGCAAACCAGCGGCTGGCACTCGAGGGGAGCCTTGGTAGGAAACTATCGACGCTTGATCTTTCGTCGGCGAGTGATCTCATCAGCACACAGCTGGTGTATCTTCTCTTGCCGATTGATTGGTTTCTCCTTCTTGATGCGATCCGCGTAAAACGGACGTTGATTGATGGGGAGTGGCACGAGTTGAACATGTTTTCGAGCATGGGAAATGGTTTCACATTTCCGTTGGAGAGCCTGCTCTTCTACGCGTTATCGTGCGCCATTAACCGTGCTTGGAAAGTCAGAGGTCGTGTGTCCGTCTATGGGGATGATATTATAACCCCAACTGCCATCGCGCCTATGTACGTGAGGGTCTTCTCCTGGTTCGGCTTCAAGATTAACATCAAGAAGTCGTTCTGGAGGGGCCCTTTCCGTGAAAGCTGCGGGAAGCATTACTACGACGGCACCGATGTAACCCCTTTCTACCTCCGGAAGCCAATCCTGACTCACGTTGACTTGATTCACCAGCTTAACCAGCTGAGGAATTGGGCTACGCGTGACAATATCGACTACTGGTTACACAGGTTTTACGATCTGTGGGACTATTATTCGAGGTTTGTGCCTCCTTTCTTAAAAGGTGGGAAGGACCCTGCAGATCCAACGTCGCTCGTTACTTGCGATCGTCCTCGTAAAAGGATTGTCGCGGTACGCAGGGATGTTGACCCGTCGCAAGACGGGGCCTACTTGCAGTGGTTACACGCCGCTGATCGTCGACAGAAAGAAGTCTTCGATCTGCGGTGCGATTACCAGGCCACGCTCGCTGTGAAGCGCATAGTGGCACTGGCGCACCTCCCGATTATCCTACGCCGTGAGGCGACGGAAACGTCGGTGGTGTCGATCGAGTTACCCAAGTATCAGGTGACTCGTAATCGCGTATGGAACGCGGAAATGCACCATCACTGGTGGCATGAGCTAGTCGGATGACTGCCCATGAACATTCCCACACTGGAGGGCCATCGGCCCTTCGGCCCCTGAAC